TACAATCCTTTAACACTACACTACACTATACAATCCTTTAACATAATCCTTTAACATAATCCTTTAACATAATCCTTTAACATATCCTTTAACATATATCATTCTATTTGAATATTATTAACATAATCCTTTAACATATATCATTCTATTTGAATATTATTAACATAATCCTTTAACATATCTCTTAACATAATCCTTTAACATATCCTTTATTAATATTCATTTATTCTTTAAAAATATATTTAGTCGCTGACGAATACTTATCAGTATTCGGAGAAGCCTCTAGAGAGATTTGAACTCTCGACCTTTGGTTTACAAGACCAACGCTCTAACCAACTGAGCTACAAAGGCAATATGAATTTGCTGGGAATCGAACCAGACCTAATGCTTGGAAGGCATCAATCATAACCATTAGACCACAAACCATATCATGTAGCAAGATATGGTTTTGATCCATCGACCTTTGGGTACAACACACTTCCTCTACACCACCTTTCTTCACTAATATATATACTATATTTTTTTTTAAGTAGATTATTTAATTAATATTAAAATTGAAACAATTATTATTTTACTAAATATTGTAAATGAATGATATTAAACAACATATTCTTAAACAAGTTTGCTCTTATCTATACGATAATGGTATTTCTATAGATTATAATATATTAACCAAACATATTATATTGGAACCTAATTTTAATACTCTTTTAGATTCTAAACCTAAAATTATGTTTAAACCTAAATCAAAAAAAAAACGTGAACCAAAATTAGATTGTGAAACAAATTTAGATTCTAAACCTAAAATTATGTTTAAACCTAAATCAAAAATAAAACGTGAACCAAAATTAGATTGTGAAACAAAATTAGATTCTAAACCTAAAATTATGTTTAAACCTAAATCAAAAATAAAACGTGAACCAAAATTAGATTGTGAAACAAAAATAAAACGTGAACCAAATTTAGATTCTAAACCTAAAATTATGTTTAAACCTAAATCTATATTTAGAATATTTATTGATTTATGTAAATTACACAATATTCCATACTTTAATTTTAATGATATTAATTCTTGGAATGGTCCTGCTATTAAATTTAATGATACATCTATATTTAAATCATTAAATACTACTATTATTAATGGTTATGGCTTTAAGATTATTAGACCTACATCTCAATGTAAAAATGATTTTGTGTACCCAAAATATAATGATACATTAGACACACATTCTTTAATTGTAAACTATTCGGATAATGAGGAGGATATGAGTGAGGAGTTGGAACTAGATGAATGGTTTTTCCATGATGTTAAATATTTAATAGATGAATCTAATAATATATTGTATAGTGATCAAACACATGAACGTATTGGGAAAAAGATTGATGAATTTAATATTCAATTATTTTAAAATTGAAACACATGTATATACTTAAAATAATATCATATGAATGATATTATTACAGAAGATATCCATAATTTAATTAATTCATTAGTACAATCCTATAATTCTAATTTTTCATTACAATTTTTGTATGAAAGATATAGACCTAATATAATTATTCAATATCCTAAAATAAAAAAAAAAAAAGAATAGTTACAACTAAAAAACATAATTTCATACCACCAAATTATAATCGTTGTATAGCGAGATGTTGGGATAATGGTAATACACAATATAATCCTATTACACACAAATGGATATATGGTTCACAATGTTCTAGATATAAATCTAAATCTAATTATTGTATTACCCATTATAAACAATATATTACTAATACTCTTAAACATGGTAATTACAATCAATTACCTCCACATCCACATTATTTAAAATTCAAAAATAAAATTGAAAAGAAATTTAAGATTAAAATTAAAATAACAAAATGACTACACACTATTATACCTTTTGGTTGGCAAACAATTTTAATCAATACATTAATACCAATCCATTTGCGAATGAATATCAAGATGATATTGAGTTAATTATTAATGATTATGAGGAATTCGAACCTATTAAGGAAGAATCATTATACAATCCAAATGAATTTTATGATCATGATTACTATCATGATGAACATGATTTAGACGATGATGAGTATACTATTATGAATGATTGGTTGTTGGATTAATATTATTTATATACATAACTATAATTAGGATATTCTAGATAATGAATTATTTTTTTTTTATCTTACAGTTTTGGTTGTTATAATTTTTTATAAATATGTGTTCATATTTATAAAATTGAATAAATAAATAATAATACAAAGAAATAAATATAAATATGACTATAAAAGATTTTGATTACTATGATATGTTCCATATTGGTAGTATAATACGAAATAAAGATATACTATCATACAACCACAATATTAATATCAATATTACTAACAAAAAACATGGTGGTAGTAATGGTAGAACTTATCAAATGATTGAATTTATTGGGACAAATATAAATATTATTAAAGCTAAAAAATACATAACCATTATTGAGTCTCAAGCCGAAAATGATTATCAAGAAAGAAAACAACGGAAATATAATGTTAGAATGAATAATAAATTATTAAATTATTAATTTATGTTTTATCTACTTTAGTATAATCATAAATATTACGAGCATTAGTATCCTTTTTGAACATTATATTATCTATATGTTCTAATTCAAATTTTTCTTTATTTTTATATAACATATGTACATTAAATACCAATACTAAACTCAATAAAACAAAATAAATAATCATATAATTACACATTATTAAAATTGAAATATTTTTTTTTAATTTATTAAAAAAAATGCGGTTCAACTTAGATATATGGAATGTTCAAACCGAATTATCTAAAAATGGATACAAACTACACCCCCATCAAATTAATGGGGTTGAATGGTTAGTTAAACATGACAAAAAACATTTTGGTGGATTGTTATGTGACGAAATGGGGGTTGGTAAAACCCTACAAATCATATGTATGATGATTGCACACCCCCTTAAATTGACACTAATAGTTTGTCCAGCTTCATTGGTAAATCAATGGAAAACTGAAATATATAAATTTACAAAATCTATCACTATTTTAGAAAAAAAAGAATTAGGTATATTTAATGATTCTTTAAACAACGTTTATATTACATCCTATAGTTCTATAAATCATTATTCACACATAAATGAAATAAAATACGATAGAATAATATGTGATGAAGCTCATTATTTTAGAAATAGTAAATCAAAAACATTTTACAATCTTAATTCTATTCACAGTAAATATAGATGGTGTTTGACTGGTACACCTATCCAAAATTATAAATCAGATATAATAACATTGTTCAAATTTATTAGACGCTATGGTAAACTAACAACATTAATAGAAAATCATATGCTAAGAAGAACTTTGAAAAATGTAAATATTATACTTCCAAATATTCATTACAGTACCCATACAATAAAAACAAATGAACACAAATTAGAAAAATTAATAGAATGTAATCCATACATGTTTCATTTAGAAAGAATGTTACGACTAAAACAATCATGTGTTATTCCAAGATCAACTATTAAATCAATAGAATCTAAATACAAAATAACCACTAATTTAACATCTAAATTGATTAAATTAAATACTATTATTGAAAGTATAATATACAATAAACATGATAAACTAATAATATTCGCATATTTTAGAAAAGAAATACAATATTTATATACTAATCTTAAATCAAAATTCAATGTTGGTTATATTGATGGATCAATATCAAAAGACGAGAAAAATAAAATTGTTTCTAGTAAAGATTATAATATTTTGATTATACAAATAAATGCTGGAGGTACAGGACTAAATCTCCAACATTACAACAACATTTATTTTACATCTCCTCAATGGAACCCATCGTTAGAACAACAAGCAATTGCTAGAGTTTTTAGAATAGGACAAAAAAAAGAAGTAAGTATTAAAAGATTTATAAATCAAGATAGCATTGAACAACATATACAAACCATTCAAGAAAGGAAAAAAGAACTAATTCAAGAATATTTGAAATAAATAGTTAGATTAACTATTCAAATTCTAGTGTTATCGAAAATTTATGCTTGTTTAAATTATTATTTGCTGAACATGATAATTCACGACGCTTTCTTCGTTTTTTAACGTCTGAAATATCCAAATCTATTTTTTTTAAATTAATGTCAGAATTAATATTTTTGATTGATATTTTTTTACTCTTCTTATTAATATCTTCTTCACGTTTTATATTTTTATTCATATCTTTATCTATAATTTCCAAATGTTCATTAATATAATCTATAACATTATTCTCAATTGCCCATTTAAAAAAATTCAACTGACCAACTGTAGTTATTATAAATTCAATATCATTATAATAAAAATTAATACGATCACGTCTACAAAATGGATCAAAATTTTTCTTGCTATAAGCTTTTAATTGACCTTTATAATTTAAATATGTATTAAATTGTTCTTCGACTGATTCATATTTAGACTTTTTTGTTTTTGTACCCATTTTATTTTTCAAACTTTTATTTTTAACTATTTTTTTCTTTTTATTATACAAAATAACATTATGTTTTTTAGTATAATTAGTAACAAACCAATCTATAATACGTAATGATAATTTGGTTCCACCATTCAATATTGGTAATAATTTAGCCATATTATCTGTAGTGTAAAATATTTTCAATTTATCCATTATTAATCCTTGACGAGTAGATAATTTTGGGAAAACCTTTGATTTTTTTAAATCCATATAAATTAAAAGAAAAAATTTCTTTAAATGGTTTTTATATAGATTCCTAAATTATTCATTTTCTGTTATAAGTTTCATTAATTTAAAATTTTGATATGTTAGCATATTGTTTAAACTAATTATAATTTCTTTAGGTATAACTAATTCAGAATTAAAAGGTTTAATATTATCCATTATACTCAAATTAATTATTAAGTTAAAAATTCAATTTTATTGCGGTACAATTTTATTATTTATTTTAATACCAAGAAATACTGGATTATTAATATTAAATGAATATACATAATTCTTTTCATCAATCAAATAATTTGTTCCATCTATTATTTCCATATGAGTCAAAATATAATCGCTATTTTTATTCTTTTTTTTACGACCACGCTTATTTATTTCTTTGCCTTTAAAAGGCTCGTCAATTCTACCATATGGTAATTTATTTTCATGACTTTTACAATAATCGCTCGTATCTCGTTTACCACGTGTACATTGAATCCCATCTAGTTTACGCCCCATACATTGTAAATTTGAAGGTAATACACGTCGGTTTCTTTTTTTTACACCTATTTTTGACCCTATATTAATAATATCCTCGTTATATTGCTTCTTTATTATATCATAATCTAAATTATTTATTTCACAAATTTTTTTTAATAATTTATTAAATTCATTACTAACCGTTTTGAACAATTCATTCGGTACAATAGGCATTATATCATTTAATTCTATATCAGTTTGTTTATTCATTACATTACATTTAATAAATATATTTAAATCAATTTTTTTTTTTAAAAAATCTTTAAGTATTATTGTTGTGCGCAATTAATTCCACCACTATCTTCTATTTCTGGTTCTTCATGAACACTATTTTGTTTAAATGAATTTACTTCTTCATCTACAATTATTGGTTCTATATAAGTATCTTTAATAACAATATCATCTACTATTGGTAATAACTTTTTTAAATAAAGTTTTCTTTGTTCTGATAATCCCAATGGATATATAATATCAAATTCAATAATTAAATCACCATCAGATGTCATACCTTCACTTACTAATCTTTTATTACTATTAGGTGTTATATTATCTATATCTACAAACAATATTCTTTTATCCATATGGGATATAGTAAATTTTGTTCCACATAATGCCTCTGACAAAAGAATTTTTTTTTTGAAATACAAATTCTTTTCATCTCTCCTAAATATAGGATGATTATTAACAATTATCTCAAAAACTAATTTACCAGTTTCACCATTTATAACTTCATCACCACCATCATCTATTACTATATGGCTACCATTTTTAATATTTTTATTTAATTCTAAATTTACA